TGATTCGTTTAGCACCATTAGTGTTATATTTTTTTAATAAAACGTTTAATTTTTTATTGTAAATATCTATTGATTTCATTTTTGAATAATCTTCCATATCCACAATAGTAATTTGTGTTTCATCCATTTTTTTCATAAAATTATTGAAATATGCATAAACGTCTTTATTATTCTTCTGAACGAACGCCGCTATTTGGTCAATAGATACTGTCAAATCATCTACTTTTGCAAGTCTCGCATAATTATCTGGGTCATCACTATCATCATTACTATCACCCATATACATCTCTTCTGCTACTCCGTGATTAAGAACATTTGCAAATTTTTGGGGGTCCAGTGGGTTATTTGCAACATCCAAGATTTCAATACACGTTATATCCATAGGTAAATTTTTTATTTTATTATTCGCACAGTTTAAATGGGACAATGATTCCATTTCATGTTGTCTTATATGTGATAATTCAGTTATTTGATTATTTTCACATTCTATATAATCAACTGTGTCAGGTAATCTAGGTAATTTTTTGAGTTTATTATCAGAACATATAAATACTCTGAAAGTTGCATTATAATACACAGTTCCTTCTGGAATATCTGGTATTGATAATAAATCATTATTAGAACAATTTAGATATATAAGTCTATGACCAGGTGGGAAACCTGGAAAAGTCTTTATTTTGTTATTTTCACAATGTAAACTTTCTATAATGGATAAATCAAGTCCGGTCGGAAGTTCGGTTAATTCATTTCCTCTACAATCTAAATGAATAATTCCGGGAACGGTAATTTCTATTCTAGACACTCCTAAATTATTTACAACAATTTTACCAGGTCCTACTAAATATTCACTATCTGGTCCAATTATCAAAGTTTGCGATTCCATATATATTATAAATATATTACAATAAAAAATTGAAATTCATTGTTGTATATAAATATAATTCAATAATACAAAAAATGAAAACATCCAAAGTGAAACAAAGGTTACACAATAAAATAGAAGCGTCTAAAATAGAAATATACAGCAAGAAATCGGAGGAAATTTATTATTTGATTTTAGAAAAACTTTGCAGTAAAATCAAAACGGAAAAAGATTCAATTACAGTCTATAACATGGATTCATTATATAGAGATAATAGTCACGATAAATATGAATACATGTTTGCAAATATAGAATAAAAATCTATTTGTAATTTTTCTTCAATGTTTTTGGTCGTTTCCCATATTTGCAATGTTGGCGTTGTGAAAATCCTTTTGGTTTTTTACAGTTAATGCTTCTTTTGTATTTTAACGACCATTTTTTTCGTAGAGTATTGTTTTTCATATATAATATATAAATATTATATAATGAAAATAAATAATATAAGTCACATTGGAGATATATTTGCGATTCCTTTTTTTGCATTATTGTGTTTGTATTTTTACAGAATAGAGAACAAAACGCCAATGGAATATATATTGCTTTTATTTAGCGCAGGAGGATTTGTATTAGACATTTTGTTCACTTATCTTTATTTAGGGAAAAAATCTACTGGTTGAAAATATTTGCCAATTTATTAATGTGAACTACCATGGAACCATTTGGCATAACCCGTTTTGGAATCCATTTTTTGAATTTAGTGCTAAATATACATTCTATTAATAATGTTTTATTGACATCTACGTATCTATCTTCGGCGACATTTTCAAAATCATCTTCATCGTCACTTTCTTCAATATAATCCAAATTTTTATTTTCACGAATGTTTCTGAATAATCCATTCATGAAAATACTGGTTTTATAATCTGGAATACATGCAACATTGTAATATACCAATGATTTATTTTTACCAAATGCAAACAGATGATATATATCAAATTGTATGTCTGCAATTACATGAAATGTGGTTGGGTATTTATATTGAGGTTTAGTAAAATCAATCACTTGTTTGGAAAAGAAAGGGGTTTGTTTTAAATCCGTTTCTTTTTGGACATTGGTATTGGTATTTATTTTACGGGTTAAAGAAATATTCAAATAAGGAGCAATATTGGATAGCATTCTATATTGTAAATGATGAATACTGTAACCAATATCCGCGCTGATTTTTTCAGGAATATTGATATTACATTCAAAATCACAGGGTTGATGATTATACCATAATGATGGCAACGCAAATACTAAACCATTTTTACAAGTGAATCGCTGGACAATTTGATTTTTCATGAAATCGTGTAAATACCCCAACTTTTCGCTAAATAAAAAAGATCCAATAGAAATTCCTTTGTAATAGAAAATATCTTCAATGATGAAGAATTTTTTTTCATCTGCGGGATCGGTATTTTCTAAAACAGTTCCATACAAAACAGTTCCTAATGACATACACGGTTGAAAAATCGTATTGATCCGCGAAATTTTACTTACCTTTTTATCACGATTCAATTCCATTAAATAACACACATCTATATTTTTATAAAAGGTAAACCATGCGAAAAACTTCTTTCCCGCTGGTATAGCCAAAGTAATATTATAATTAAGGGAAACTTTCTTATGTGAAATTGTTTCATAGGAAAGTTCAAATGGCGGAAAACGTTTCATAAGATTTTGACATTGAATAGAATTAAGTTCCATTATACACTTTATTAAATAGATGTGAATATGTTTTTATATCTTTTTGATAAATATTTTTTGGAAATGTAAAAATTTTATGATGTAAATACCTGTTCTAAATAAGAATCTAATTCATTTTGCATATTTTCTTTATTAAAAATAAATAGGTTCTCATCTACTTCATTTTTTTTATTCGTCATTTCATCTAAAATTATTTTATATTTCTCGGTTTGTGTTTTTACTAAATCTTTTGTTTTCTTGGTAGTGTAGGTATCTTTTAAATAATTGAATAAATAATGGATAAGAACAATAATAATGATGGATATGATGATATTTTGAAAAAGCCATATCATGAATATTTATGTTCTCAAATATCTATATGTTTTTAGATAGATTTGATATGAATAATAATTACGTAGAACTCAAAAAACATTTTTAGAAAATACTTAAATAGATATTCCTAAATTATATAGAAACAGATGCCGTCTATTATAATTGTTGAAAAATTAGGGTCAATCAAACAAGTTAATTTAAAAAAATATGACGAAAATGAATTATATAAAAAAGCTGGATTCAAATCTGCGGAAGGGTTCAAATGTCATACGTCATGGACCGTCCAGGTTGATTCTACAAAATACATTATTAGTGTTTACGGTAAGACAAATGGAAAAGCAAATCAAGAAAATAAATATGAATTCCCACCACCAATTGATAATACCTTATTTTTTGGGAATTGCGTTATTGTAAAAAAATTGGAATCAGATCCGAATATGATTGCAGATTTATCTGAATCGGGTTGGAATGAAATATACGAAACATTATATGGTGGATTTGAAGATTTAGGAGATGAAGATACGGATGAAGATGATAGTGATGACGATGATGGTATCCCAAGAACAAAAACTGGCTATGTAAAAGATGGGTTTGTGGTAGACGATGATGACAATGACGATGACGACGATGATGATGATGATGGCAATGACGACGAAGATGAAGATGAAGAAATTCCTGTAAAATCAAAATCTAAACGAGTTACTAAATCAAAATCAAAAAAAAACTCTGCAATAAAAAGCTTATTTGATTTGAAACCAATTGAAAATATATCAGAAAATTATTTAGATTGCACAAGTGAATTGGTAGAAGAAGAATATATATAATTATTATATAGATGGTGCATACAAATCTGTATAATACTTTATTCAGCAAGAATCAAAAAGGCGGAAATTTAGTATCTTTTAGCAAAAACAAAAATTTTTTCAAATTATTAGATGAAAAAAAAGAGTTTTTAATGATGGTTTTTGCGAATTTGATAGTTCAACTGGGAATAACATATTATATCATGGAAAATGTAAAAAATGAAAAAGAAAAAATGGACATAAACTTATTGATATTTAGTTTTATAGTTATAATTTTATTACTACTTGTAATATCATTAGAAATACCATTATGGTTAAAAACGTTAATATTTACATCTATATCATGTTTATTTGGATATATACTATCTTTCTTACGAAATAGAGTAGATCCTAACATTATAAAAACAGCTATATTTGGAACAATGGGTATTTTTGGAAGTATGTTCTCGTTTGGATTAATTCTCGTTCTATTTGGAGTTGAATTAACAAAGCGGTTTGGTGGATGGTTATTATCAATATTGTTATTGTTTATTATTGTGAAAATCGTGACATTGTTTATGGGTAATTATTCTACGCTTGTAAAAGGTTTTCTAATATTTGGCCTAGGATTGTTCTCGTTATTCATTGTATACGATACAAACCAAATTTTACAAAAAGATTATTATGGCGATTTTATAACAGCTTCTATGGATTACTATTTGGATATTATAAATATATTTGTCAAATTAGTGAATATCATGGCACTAGATGAATAATATAATTATTCCGCCGTATGAATAATATAATTATTCCGCCGTATGAATAATATAATTATTCCACAGTAAGAATGTTTTTTGATCTATATTATCAATCATCCGACCTATATTTTCCAATATATCCAATCCGCTCACATTTTGGACATTGTGTATAATCTTTGTTATTATTTGAAACATAATAACACGATTCATGTAATGATATATTGCAACGAACACATATCAATAATTGTGAAGGTTGTATTTTTTTATTACAAATTTCACACATTTTTGGTTTATGATTAGATAGTAAATTTCCCATTATTTTGTATTTGCAATAAAAATACAAAATAAAATAATAATCAATTTTTTAGTTTTACTTTTTCGTTTTTATTGATGGACCCACCAATTATGATTTCCAATGTTTACCACAATCTAAACAAGTAACAAATATTGTTGCGGGTTCATCAGCACTTCGTGTTTGTAATTCATAATATGTGCATCTTTTTGATTTGCATTTTTTACAAGTAAACATATCGGTAGAAGCTTCAATATTGGAAGTGTATTTTGAAGCATCGCGTTTAATTTTACGGTCAATGAATACCCGCCAATGTGATGGATTTAGTTCTTGATGTGTCATAAATGCAATGCTTTGAGGTGTTATTTCATTTTGTTTTATTTGTGCTAATAATTCTTCATTTTTCAAATTAATATAAATAGAACGCAATCTGTCTAGATACAATTGCGAAAACGGAGGGTTTTCCCATTTTTTCACAATTTTTCGGGTATTCGCTTCTTTTATAGTATAATTATAAACGCCTTTTTCAAGATTAATAGACATAGTGGCGTCTTGAAGTATATCCGCGAATTTTTTGCGTATATTTTCACGGAAAGCTTCTGGGTTAGTAATTTTAGTATTTGTTGCTGAACTCATAGTTGTTATTTTATTTATATAAATATACCATCTTGTATTTAATTCAATTTTTTATTGTATTAAATAAAAAAATAGTTAAACAAAACAAAGAATATAAAAAATATATACCATAGACATTTATATGGAATCTATTACAGACCTGTGTGAGTTTTATTGTTTATGTTATAATAATCCAATCCGATATAAAAATATGAAAGAGCGATTTGCAAAAGTGGGATTAGACCTAAATATTTTTGAAGGTGTAGAAATTACAGACCCAAGAATTGACACTCAACCAATAGGTGAAGGAATTAAACGTCTTTGGTCAATTACATATGGTCATATTGACATGTTAAAATTATTTTTAAAAACAGATAAAAAATATGGTTTCTTTTGTGAAGATGATATTTATCTACATAAAGAATTTGCAACTAGATTACCCAATATTATTAACGAATTTGAAACTATGAATTTGGATTTTTTATTATTGGGACATATGACCAATTATGCAATTGGGGAATGGATTCATGGTTACGAGTTGAAACATCATTTTGAAAATCGTCCATATAAATATCATAATTATCCGGCAACTGAACATGGACATTGGGGGGCACATTTATATATGGTATCGCGAAAACATGCCGAGTTTTTAATAGAAAAATTTGGAAATGGATATGCTGATGAAACTTTAGTAAATTCTTCATTACCCCATTTTAGTCCGGATTGGACTATTACAAAGCAAGGAAACCGCGCATTAATGTATCCTATGATGGCAGTAGAAGATGCAATTGGCGATTATGGACATGGAGGTCAAACTGAATATCATAAAAGTAGCACACGTTTAAATTATGATCCCGATTTTTTTATATAAATATACGTAAAAAAAATTTAAAAAAAATGTTGAATTATATATATTATGTCAAACAAATATCAATATAAAGGAACAGATATAACTTCAATAGTTCAAAGTGGAGCTTCTACTATACCAACAGATAAATTCAATGGATTTCCAAGATATACAACTTCAAATGATTCTTTTTCAAAAATAGAAACGGATATAAAATATAGTGAAAGTGGGCAATCACTTACAAGTAAATATTCAATAACTGGTGCGGTAACTCAGATATTAGCAAACACAGTAAATGCAACCGTTGGGTCAATACAACCACCTACATGGGCAAATAGTATGAAATTCATAGTAGCATCAACCACGGGGGATGTGGGAGACCAAGGACCACAAGGACCATCGGGTTCGGTGGGTCCACAAGGACCTACTGGCCCTCAAGGACATGCAAATAATTGTCCACAAGGACAAAAGAAACGTCCAAGAAATGGAGGACCAGGTGGACCTGGAGGATCTGCAGGCCCAGGTGGTCCAGGAGGTGCAGGCGGTCCCGGTGGTCCTGGTGCATATATTTTTACGTCAAGTGTAATGGGAATCACCCAAAGCACACCGATTCAATATAATATAGGGAATAGAAATGCTGTAACATTTAAAGTGGATGCCACTTCATATATTGCAAATCGTGGCGGTAAAGGAAATCAAGGTGCTCGGGGGGGTAGAGGTAATGATGGACATCCTGGAAATCAAGGTGGACAAGGTTCAAATAATTGTCCGAATAGTGATCCAGGTGGAGCAGGCAACCAAGGAACCGGTGGTAACACTGGCAACCAAGGAGATGCTGGAACAATAGGAGTTCCTGGTAATGTAACTATTCCACCAATAGTAGGTGGAACAGGAAATGCAAATACAAGTCAAGCATATATAAATGTATATTTCTTTAAAACATAATTTAATAAAAAAATATTTAAATATTATATTTGTTTTATATAAAATGACCGATTTCATTTATCAAATAAAAAATTCAATACCAGATGAATTATGTAATGATATAATAAATATGTATGAGATTGAGGATGGTAAATACGGAGGACTCGTATTTTCTGGATGGAAGAGAGAAATAAAAGATACAACGGATTTATTACTACCCAAAAATGAGAAAAGATGGGAGAAAGTTGAAAAATACTTATATAACGCATTAAATAAAGGGTTCGCTGAATATACAAAATATTTAAATAAAGATCATTATATTTCAAAAAATAGAAATTATAATGTATTGGAATTTACAGATTTTCATATTGAAAATTTTATGATACAAAAATACAAAAAATGCGAAGGGAGATATGTATATCATAATGATTTTAGTAGTGATAGCGAAAAGGAACGTTATAGAATGGTTACTTTTATATGGTATTTGAATGATGTAGATGAAGGAGGAGAAACCGAATTTTGGGGGAATTATACAATAAAACCTGAAAAAGGGAAATTAGTATTTTTCCCTGCGTCTTGGACATATCCACATCGCGGCAAAATGCCAATATCAAATGATAAATATATAATAACAAACTGGTTTTACGTTAAAGAATCAACTGATTGAAATAAATAAAAACATACAACATATATAAAAATATGTTGCATATATAATAAAATGGATATATTAAAAGAATATAGAAAAAATAAACAAATGTCATGTGGATTGATTGTTGTAGAAAATTTTTACGATAACCCAATGGAAGTTAGAAAATTTGCATTGCAACAAACATACAGTGAAGAATCATATTATCCAGGTAAGCGGACGCGTTCATTTGCATGTGAAGAACATAAAGAACGATTTCAAAAAATATTAGAACCATTTATTAAAAAAATAACAAATTTTCCATTGGATACTGATAATGGTAAATTTCAATATGCGACAGCACAAGACCATTCATGGGTGCATTATGATAATGAAGATACAAACTGGGCTGGTATAATATACTTGACGCCAGATGCACCGGTTGAATCTGGAACCGCATTTTATCAATATAATGATGGCACAATCAACGCCGTTGAAAGTGAGCTAATTAAAAGTAATTTTAAACAATATAGTAAAGATATGACAAAATGGAAAATAGTAGATAAAGTTGGAAATGTATTCAATCGTCTTATACTGTTTGATTCTTCAAGATATCATACAGCGGTTGATTATTTTGGTAAAGATAAATATGATGGTAGGTTATATCAAGTTTTCTTTTTTTCAACTGAATAATGATATAAAAATAACTATATTTATATTGAATGGAGGTATTAAGAAAATATAGAACAAATAAATCACCATCATGTAGTCTTATTGTAATAGATAATTTTTACGAAAATCCATTGGAAGTTAGAAATTTTGCATTGAACCAAGAATATATAGAAAAAAAATGCATTGAATATGCTTATTGTGTCGGTAAACGAAGTAAATCATTTGCATGTCAAGAACATAAAGACCGATTTCAAAAAATATTAGAACCATTGGTTGGAAAAATAACGTATTTTCCATTTGATACTGATAATGGTAAATTTCAGTATTCAACATCAAATGAACATTCATGGGTGCATCATGATAAGGATGGAACAAACTATGCAGGAATAATATATTTAACGCCAGACGCACCGGTTGAATCGGGAACTGCATTTTATCAATATATGGATGGGACAATGAATTCAGATGAAAGTGAATTCATGAAAAATGATTATATCAAATATGATAAAGATATGACAAAATGGAAATTAGTAGACAATGTCGGTAATATATTCAATCGCCTTGTGTTATTTGATTCTTCAAGATATCATACAGCGGTTAATTATTTTGGCACAGATATATACAATAGTCGTTTGTATCAATTATTTTTTTTTTCGGTTGAAATGTAATTATATATAATATATATAATTATATATGATAGTTGTTATACGAGAAAATGGATGTGTTGAATGGACAAAACAATTCAAAAACATTTTAATATTGAATAAATCAGATCCATTGAGCGATGAATATAATCATATTGATGTTCAGAATGTAGGAAGAGAATTTCATACAATATTTACATATATATATAATAATTATGAAAATTTAGATAATTATATTATATTTATAACAGTAGATGAAATTTCTTTTGGTAAAATATGCAGTGAAATGATAAATAGAATAAATTATTATTTGAATAATAATTCAAATCCCTTTTTTGAGTATATAACACATTACAAATATTATATACATACTTCAACCATTTTATCTGAACGTGAGGATGAAGAAGATACAGTTGCGAACGTTAAAAATGCATACGATAGAGTATATCGCGAATTATTTTCAAAAATTGAACATAAATATGTTTATAAACCAGAAGGTTCATCCTTTATTGTATCCAACAAATTAATTTTAGCAAGATCAAAAAATTTTTATTTGAAAATAATTCAATTTTTAGAACATAGTAAAACCCCAATTGAACATTATGTTATTGACGTTATTATACAAAAAATTTTCATGGATCGGTTTATACATTTTAATGTTACATATAGATATAACGGAGAAGATTCTGAAATTGAAGATATTATACCCGATACTCCTACAATAGAAGAAAATACCAATACCAATAATATTACAGAAAATATTATTGAAGATATACTGGTAGATACAAATCCAGAGTGTCCGAATTGTATGGGTATAGTAGAAAGTATTCCTAATTGTGTAAAATATTTTTGTAGCGAAGAATGTTATAATAAAATACACAATAATTAATCATATAGTTCAATATAAAATACAAGAAAATACCCATTATTATCCATATGTTTTATTATATTTTTAGTGCTATCTGATATATGCATGATCATATCGCCTTGTTTTATTATTACAACTTCATCATTTGCATCAATTTCATTACTTGCTCCCATGATTATATTTGTGTTATTTAAAAAAATATAAGACGTGATACTTGTAATTGAATTATGAAAATTGAAATAATTTGAACATGCGTCATATTTTGTTATAAAAATATCTTTAAAATTTAACGTTTTTTCTTTTAAAAAATGGTTTTTTATACTATTTGAATATAAATCAAATACATTTTTAATAATATAATTCAATGTTTTTGGTAATTTATCAAGATTAATAGTAAATATGTTTTCATTATTCATATTCATTATATCCCAATTATTATTTTTATCAATGTAATCATTGATTTCTTTGATTATCAAACTACAAACTTTTTCTTCCAAAAAATTACCACCTACATATTTATTTAAATTTAATGAATTATTTAGTTTTATGACAGATTTTTGTTCATTCACTACGGTATTTGTTACTGGCTCTACTTCTTTTGTTATGATATCATCTATTTCACAAGATTTTTTGAATACTTCTGTAGAAAATTTCATAGGTTCTAATGTGCCAGTTTCCTTAGTAGTTTTTTTTACTTTATGTAAAATAATTGTATTGTTATTGTATAAATCCTGTCCATTAAACACATTTCTAAAATTTTTGAAAACATTACTATCTTTTTTGTATAAAATTTCTTCAAAAACATTGTTATTCAAAATAGTATCCGGTAATCCTATTTTTTTAATATTTTGATTTTCACTACTAAAATGTAATAATGTGTCGTTATTTCTTAAATAATCATTTTTTATATATTTATTATGTTTTGCATTATTAATAGCATGTATTTTAGAATCATAATACGGTAAATTGCTCGGAACATGATTATACCAAAAATCTATAATCAATAAACAACGTTCATTTTTATCATCAAATATGCTACCTTCGCAATGATAATATTTACCACCATTGAAAACAATATGTTTCATTTTAACAGGAAAGCTAAAACACAATGTATTGTCATCTAAATTTTTAAATTTATATGCATTGTTATCAATATTGGTAATTATTGTAGGATCATTATTATTATCAAAATATGTTAATGAAGATAAAAATGGCTTTTTTGATAAATTTTTAATTTTGACTGAATGGTCATCACTATCTGTGTGAATCGTAGAACCATATACATTACGAGACTTGAACCAAAATTCAATGCAAATATTTTTATCAAATGCAATATTCATACGATTTAAATGAAATTGTGCAATATCATAAACATATTTCTCAATTAAATTGAACCAGTGTTTTGAATGATTTAATAAATATGCCGGTGAATTATTCTTAGCCAACATACACTCATTTATTAAACATTCTATGTGTTCATTTTCTTCACAAAAATCATTACTTGACGAAACTACCCATGTTTTTAAATCACATTTCAATAATGATGGACATATAGAATTCACTGAATCCGTTATCATATACGGGTAACATTTTTGTTCATTTACAGTTATGTTTACAATATTATTTTTAATATCAACACAATTTATAACATTTTCATATTTTGACAAATTTGAAAAGCTATCAATAATAAATGTATCGGACTTACAGCCGATTGTCTTGAATATATACGAATGAAACATTTTAATTAATTGATTCAATTTGCTAAAACTATAATATTCAATAATATCTTCAAAAAAATTATATGTCAATATATCGTCATTTATTATTACAACTTCACCGGAATCTTTTTCAATGAATTTCATCAATTCTTTATTTTTATCATATTTTTCATTTGTTATTGCAATGTTATTTGTCATAAAATTAAAATAGGAAAATATACTATCGTCATAATACGGAACATGTAAAGGCGGTTTGTTCCATAGTGCAACTAATATTAAATTACGTTCATCTAAGTTCGTTTCATTTCCACACTGAGCTGTTAAATCTATACCCGTATGTATGTATTTTCCATTAAAACATGTGTGCTTCATTTTTCTTGGAAATGAGAAACATATTTTTGGGTTTTCATCATAATTTTTATTATCGTTAATTGTGCCATCTATATTAGTAAACATTGTAGGTGAATTAGAATCATTTAAATATGTAAGCAATGTTAAAAATGGTAAATTAAAATTTGTATTATACATGCGAACTTCATAATCATCTTTATCTATATGAAAATCCGGGCCACATTTATTGCATTTTTTATTAATCCAAAATGTTACAAATATATTTTCATCCAATTCTTTATTGAGACGGGTTAAATGAAATTTAGCCATATCATATACAAATTTTTCAACAATAGAATATTCACTTTTTTTTGTGTCTAATCTACATTGGATATCTATAACTCTACTATATTTTAATAATAAACTGCTATATTCCTCATCTATATCTATTTGCCAGTCTATATTATTACACTCCATTTTGAAAATATGAAATGTTATTTTTATATAATTTATTCAAAATTATATAAATATTCATTCACAATGATATGTAAATGATTAATAATTCAATAACTATTTGTTTTGCAGCTATATGTAAAAATAATGAAAAAACTATAATAAAAACATTGGAAAGTCTTCATAATAATATTAGTAAGTGTATAATATTAGATATTGGTTCAACGGATACTACTTGTTCATTAATACATGAATTTTTCAAAAATAAAAATATACAATATCAAATTTATGAAAAAGAAGATAAAGGAGCTTCAAATAATAAAAGAGAGTTGTTTGAGTTATGTTATGACCAAACCGATTTTATATTACATCTTGAACCCGGGGAACTTTTAGGGTCGTGTAATTTACTTCTAAACGTTAATTTAGATAAAAAATATATTGCATATAATGCCAATATACATGAAGATATTCCTTACATTAAATATAAAACGAATGAATTTAATGAAAGTGTTATCAAGACATCTAATAAAAAGATAATAAGTGCAAGAATTGTTGTATTCAATAATAGGTATAAATGGAAAATATCGGGTAATGTTTTTCATAAATATATACCGATTAACGTGGATGAATTGGATTATGGAACTATTTCAAATGATTATTTTTATATAACGAACGAATACAATGAAAATATTCTTAATACAGATATAATAAAATCAAATATATCATTGTTGAAAAAAGATTATTTAGATACCATCAATATAGATGAAAATGGTATTAATTCGTTATGTATATTTCATATTGCTAAACATTATTATTATTTAGAACAATGGAATAAATCATTACTACATTTTCTGAAATATACAAAACTAAAAGATGCTCAAAAAGATGAATTATTTGAATCATATATTAAAATTGTTGAAATTATGTGTATTTTAGATTACAAAATAGATGATTTGATACGTTACACTGTATGTGCGAGTGAAATATATAATGAGCGCGCGGAATCATATTATCAATTAGGTAATATATTCAATGAAAATGCAAAATATGATTTAGGATATTTCTGTTTGAATAAAGCTCAATCAAAAGATTTAGGCGAAATATATAAAAAATCTATGAAATTTATTGATGAATCTTGTTATGGTAAAAATATAAATTATCAATTAGCATTAGCATGTTTACATACTGAACGTAAAGATGAAGGGATTGTATTATTAAATGATATTGAATTTTCTAACAATGATATTGAAATTTTAAAAAAAAGGTTTAATGAAATTTAGGAAAAACATTTTTATAAAATCCCCACAAAAACATTTTAGAAATATTTAGGAAAAACATTTTTATAAAATCCCCACAAAAACATTTTAGAAATATTTAGGGAAAAATACAAACAAAACATTCTATATTGTTGTATAGAATATTTTATGGAAAGACGTGCAATTTGTGTAATTGGATATACTCCAAATGAAGTATGGTTAGACTTTCTCAACAACATTGACTCCCAATGTGGTTATGATTTCTATTTTATAATTGATGTTGATTATGTAGATTACAATTCAATGTATGGTTCCAAATATCCAAATGTAAATATAATAAGAATCTCGCACGCCGAGACAGAAGAGAATAATTTCATAAACTCATCAAGTAGATTGGGATTCCCAAAAATTATTGCATGGGATAAGGCGCTTTATTACTTTTGTAAATTAAATACAGAATATGATTATGTATGGTTTTTTGAAGATGACGCATTTTTATACGATATAAATACAGTTATTGCCATAGATAAAAAATATCCAGATAGTGACCTTTTAACCAAAGATTATGAAGTCAACGAGAACGGAGACCATAGTTATTGGTTTTGGTATGGTATAGATTTTATAATACCACCGCCATATTATAATGCAATGATTTGTGTTTCCCGATTATCAAAAAAAATGTTTCAAAAACTACATGAATATGTTTGCGAATCAAAAACATTATTATTTATTGAGGCAATGATACCGACAATTGCGAAACATCACAAATTATTATATCATCATCCAAATGAAATGAATAACACGTTACAATGGCGTTATGATTGGAATATTACAAACATAACACCTGAAAATATATACCATCCAATAAAAAATATTGAAAATCATAAAACTATTCGCCAAGAATTACAACAATCGTTTGTTTAAACTATTTCTAAATCTTTTAATTTCCAATATTCACATCCTCCATTTGGCAAAGGTCGTTTTATAATAAATGGTATTTTTTTCTGTTCAAGTTCAGCCAATGCAATCAAATATCCATCAATTACATCATTTTCAACTGGTATAAATGGTTTTGAACCTGAATTTATTTGATGAGTTCTTTCTCCTAAAATTCTTGTTTTTTCATATTTTGTTAGGAATGGTAATGTTTGATGTAAAGGGTCTACAATCGTTCCATTTTCATTTCTAACAATTGTTGTTATATTTTCAATTTCTTCATAATTATGGAATTGTAATTCTGGATGATAATCAGTTACAATATTTTTCTTTATATTTTCATTAAATTTTTGTAAATAATTTTCATCATCATCATCGTCATCGTCATCGTCATCATCATCGTCATCCATATTAAACTGCGGGTTTGTTTGGTTTTCATCGGATTTAAATATTTTTTCTACTTCATTATCATCATCATCATCGTCATCGTCGTCATCATCCGCCGCTGTTTCACTTTGACTTTCATCTGATTCTTCGGTGTCGTCATCATCATTATCATCATAATCGTCGTCATCATTTTTGACATTAGGATTAAAATTAGTTTTTTTTGGCAAAGCTAATACATTTTCAGTATCCGATTCAATATCAGATTCAGTGTCAGATGGGTATTCATCCTTTTCGTCCATTTTATATATATAGTGTAATATTTCTAAATCTATTAAAAAAGAAATACATTCAATTTTTTGTTTTATTTTTAAATAATATCAAAATTTACATTTATTTATTATCATCCGTTTTCCATGTATGATCGCATTCAGAACAAATATACAAATATTTCAAATTATCGTCATCATATCTAATATAAATTACTTCTGGCATTTTGTCTCCAGATTCAGTATTTGTTTTACATCCAAAGTTTGGACATTTGATATTATAAATTCGTGGTAATGTCGGGTCTAATTTTGTATATTTGTTGATAATATGATTAAATTTTTGTTCCCCTTTTTTTAATTGGGTATTTAATACACATACCCCTTCGTCGGTTATAGATTCATCTTTATTGCCGCAATTACGACAATAGTAAATGAGTTTGTTAGTATCATTCTCATTGATACTAATGTAAAGCATATTAGAACAATTTACACAGAATTTCATTATTATATATATTAAAAGAATTATTTTAATTTATTTATGAAATGTATTTATGTAATCAATTTTTTGTATTATAAATTCTTGAATATTGTATTCGATACAAAAAATTGAATGTAAAAAAAAATATAAAAATATAATATATATATTATTTATAACTATATGACGAAAACTCGTCAAATAAATACTGAATCAAATACAGGTAATAATATGCAGCAATCGCCAACTAATAAAATGCAAGTAAGAAATTCCAAAAAACTGAATGAATATTTGATGAAACATAATGCAAAAAATAGTGATATGCCTTATACAAATACGCGAATGCCCGATAAAGAACAAGATCCTAAAATATCTGGAATTTACGGAGGTTCGTATTATATAAGTGATGAAGAATACCCAGAATTCTTACGTTTATATGCAAATGAAATATTAACAAAAAATCGCGAAGAATACTTAACAGAAAAACAGTTGGATTCAAATGGTCCAATTTTGATAGATATTGATTTACACTTCAATTATGCTGTAGATAAACGATTGTATGATATATCACATATAGAAGATGGAATTGACATATATTTAGCCGAATTAAAAACTATATATCAATTTGATGAAAACACGAAGTTCAATGTATATGTAATGCAAAAGAATGATGTAAATCGTGTGGTTGATAAAAATATTACAAAAGATGGAATTCATCTGATTATTGGGTTGCAAGCTGACCGTCTGACGCAAATTTTGTTACGGAAGAAAGTGCTTCCAAAAATTGCAGAAGCATGGGCTGATTTTCCGATTGTAAATACATGGGATGGCGTATTGGATGAAGGTGTTAGTAAGGGAGATGCACCTTGGCAATTATACGGGTCACGCAAACCATATCATGATGTTTACAAATTAACCTATATTTATGAAATTACATATGATACTGATGATGGTGAATTTATTCGCACCAATATTGATTTAAAAAATTTTGATGTGATTGAAAATATTGAAAAATTATCGGCCAGATATACTGGTCATCCAAGTTTATTTCATACAAGTGAATTTATAAAAACAAAAGAATTGAATGGCGGTCTTCAATCAAATGCAAAACAAGCAAAACAAAAACGCAATGCATTGAATAATTATGCATTGAATAATTATTCCGATGTAAATGGATATATTTTAAAAATAAAAAATCGCGATGAATTAAAAGATGCTGTTGACGAATTTTTGGATTCAATTCAATCATATGATTATGAATTAAGGGAAGCACATGACTATACAATGACATTACCGGAATCATATTATGGTAATGGTTCATATTTAAAATGGATTCGTGTTGGTTGGGCATTGCGCAACATTAATGATAGTTTATTAATAGTTTGGATAGCATTTAGTGCATTGGCTGAAAATTTTGATTTTAATACAATACCTGACTTATATGAACGATGGCAAAAATTTGATTTAAAAAATTCCGATGGATTAACAAAACGTTCTATTATGCATTGGTCAAGAGAAGATGCTTTGGAAAAATTTAAAAATGTAAGGGAAAGTAGTATTGACTTCTATATTGACCAAACGATAAAAGCTGTTACATTGGAAAAAATTGGAAGTGATAAAAATTCTCGTGGTTGTGGGGATTTTGATATTGCAGGAGTTTTATATCAATTACATAAACATGATTATGTATGTGTAAGTGTATCAAAGGGAATATGGTATAAATTGAAGAAACATTGTTGGATTCAAAATGATTCAGGAACTACATTAAGACATTCAATATCAACGACATTGCGTAATTTATATTGGAAAAGGGCACATACTTTAATGAATCAGGCCAGTTCATTGAACCCACCAGATGAAGCTAAATCCAAACGTATGCAAGACAATGCCAACAAGATTTTAAGCATCTGCACCAGATTGGGAAATACAAATGATAAGAGCAATATTATGCGAGAATCCAGAGAATGGTTCTACGACCCTGATTTCCTACAACAATTAGACAATAACCCATATTTACTTTCATTTAATAATGGCGTTGTTGATTTTAAAAACAAGGTGTTTAGAAAAGGATATCCAGAAGATCATTTATCAAAATGCACCAAAATTGACTATGTGCCATTAGATAAAGAAAAACATAAAGAAACTATTGAAGAAATTGACGATTTTATGCACAAATTATTCCCCGATCCACAGTTATATAAATATATATGGGAACATTTAGCATCTACATTGATAGGAACAGCATCTAATCAAACATTCAATATGTATGTAGGACAAGGTGCTAATGGAAAATCGGTATTGACTGAATTAATGAAAGAATGTTTAGGGGATTATAAATGCGACGTGCCAACATCATTAATTACAGATAACAGAGGTAAGATTGGAGGGTTAGCTCCAGAAATAGTAGCATTGAAAGGAGTCCGATATGCTCTTATGCAAGAACCAAAAGACGGAGATCGTATAAATGAAGGTGTATTGAAACAATTAACCAGTGGATATGACCCAATTACTGCCCGTGCACCATATATGCCCGAAATGGTAACATTCATTCCGCAATTCAAACTATGTCTTTGCACAAACGTCTTCATGGAAATTAAAAGTCAAGATCATGGAACATGGAGAAGAATTCGCGTAGTAGATTTTGAATCAAAATTTACAGATAATCCTATAGCAGGTGATCCAGAAAGTCCATACCAATTTTTGAAAGACCCCAGAATCAATGAGAAATTTCCTGTATGGCGCGAAGTATTTATGGCTATGTTAGTGGATATTGCATTCAAGACGGATGGATTGGTTAAAGATTGTCCCAGAGTGTTATCTGCTAGTAATTCGTATAAGGAAAAGAATGATTATGTTGCAGAATTTATACGTGATAAATTAATTACAGATCCAAATGGAAAAGTATCTAAATCAGAAATTACCAATGAATTTTCAATCTGGTATAAATCAATTCATGGAAATACTGGTGCTCCTAGTTCTAAAAAAGTGCATGAATACATGGATAAAAAGTATGGAAAATATGATAAGAAACGCGCATGGGTAGGTATTCGTATAAATTATGATAATGAAGAAATAAATTCCGGTTCAGATCAAGACAATGATGAAGTTGATGATATTAACGAAAACGAATTATAATTTTCTCTAATATTTCATATACAATTTGTATGAAATATTATTTATGCGACTGCGTAAATGTAAACCCATAATAATTATCAATATCAAATGTAGTTCCATTTACAAGAGCATACACATAATATGATATAAAGTATAATCCAAATTCAATGTATTCAATGATAAAAGGATAAATTCCCAAAATAATAATTATAAATATTTTCAAATAAACAGTAAATGTTGTGTTAAATAGGAATAAATATATTGCTAAACCTAAAATTAAACTATAAAATATAATAAATAAATAAAAATTTAAATCTTTTTGTCTAAAAAATTGCTGTTGTTTATAAAATACTTGTGTATCATCTGTAGAATAATTATTATTATTTTCTTGTATTTGTTTTTCAAGTAGTATATTTTCATTTTTTAAAGTTTTCAATTCTGCATCTGTAAATCCTTCTGTCATTTCTTCTATACTATTAATGTTATTAAAATTTTCTAATTTATTACTATTTTTTGTAAGAATATTTAAAAATCCTAACTCTTTATTTTTACCATACATTTTGTCTTTATAAAAAGTATTTGATTTTGAAAATTCGGTTATTTTATAATTCAAATCGGTTATTAATGCATTTTTTTGATTTATTTCATTTTTTTTTTGATTTATTTGATTGTTTTTTTGATTTATTTGATTGTTTTTTTGATTTATTTGATTGTTTTTTTGATTTATTTGATTAATATAACTAACACAAGGATTTTTTATTACAGGTCTTGGTATAGCTAAAGGTCTTGGCCTAGCTAAAGGTCTTGGCCTAGATAAAGGCCTTTGTTTAGGTAATGGTTTCGGTTTAGGTAATGGTTTCGGTTTAGGTAATGGTTTCGGTTTAGGTAATGGTTTCGGTTTAGGTAATGGTTTCGGTTTAGGAGGAGGTCTTGGTTTTGGAGGAGGTCTTCTTCCCATTGAAATTATCTAAAATATTGTTATATTATATTTTTGCATAATTATCAAATTCGGATGGTTCAAAAGGTTTTACTTTTCCATTATTAATTTCACTAAATGGTTCAGATATGTTTGCAAATGTTTGTACTAGTATATAACGGCCAGCATTTTGATTTGGTAGATTAAAGCTGTGAACCATACATTTATTATCTACAGTGTCGTAATATGTACCAGATGGACAACAAGCAGCGCCTATACAATTTTTACCAATATCTACATTTGCAGCTTCACTCAAATTACCGGATTCTAAGCTTTTTTTACGCATTTTATCTAATTCTGCTTTACTAATCACGTTAGTATTATCCATATTCATTTTGTCAAAATCTATTCTATCTCTACTGTATATGATAAGTAAATTATATCCAACAAAAATAATTACAAATGCAAATAATCCTATACTTGATAAATCAACTATTAAACTGGGAATAATAGGAAAATAATATTGTAATATAACTATCACAAAATATGCTAAAAATGCAATTACGACAACCACCGCAATATAATTATAATAAACATATCTTTTACGATAACTTTCATTTAAAGTTTGTATTCTGTTTTGTGTGGTTTCTGCATTTGTAATTAATTTGTCTTTATTTTCTAATCTTGTCTTTTCATCTTTAAGTGCATTATCTAAACTAGTTACAGAATTATTTGAAATATTATAGTCTGTCATTATAATATATATATTATATATATTATATTTATTTTTTGGATACTATTATAAAACCCGCTACAATTAGCATAGTAACTCCAGCGATTGCCGATGCAATAATTAAATTATTTTCACTTGCAATTAACATTTCATTATCCTTTTTAACTTGCTCCGAAATCAAAATATTTTCGTCATTAAAAAGTAATATATTTCCGCTAAAATCGTATTTTGGATCATTTGATAATTTGGCGCGTAAAGTATTGTATTCGCCAAATTTATCATCTTTCAAAGATATATTTCCGGTGTTAGGAACTTGGTTAAAATATGTAAATCCTTCTATTAAATTAATGTTTTCTTTAATAGTATTTGACGAAAACCCAGAATATGCTAAAGAAGACATTTGTTCAAATAATTGACTATTCATTTATATAAATATTTTATATTTTATTTAACAATTTTTACAAATGAAAAATACAATAAACATGTTCCTAATACGGTCAACATAATATTTGCATAAACATTTGCATTTATGTCTTTTTGTTGTGTTTCTTCAATCATTTTTCGTTTTTTATATAAATTATTCAATCTTGTATCTAATTCATTTCTTTTAATTACAATATCGCTATTGTAACTACCATTATTGAAAGTACCTGGACTACTGGTTTGAGAAAAATATCTATATGTATCTGGCATAAAGTATATAATTTATTTATAAAAAAAATAAAACATTATAATTATTCCTAAAGAACCTATTGCTAAATTGTATGATTTCAATAATTCACGATTATAATCCGAAAAAACATCCTCTTTGCGAATTGATGAACCATCATGGTTTGTTTGTAACTTGTTTATTCTTAAAGCATTATCTCTATTAATGCAAAGTTCTCTATCATAACATGACTTTATATTATTGCCATTGACATTATTATTCCTACATACAATATTTGTTGCATTATTTTTTTTTGTTGTGCACGTTGCATCGATATCGAAAGTTGGATCGTCTGTTTTAAGTCCAGTTACAATATTACCGCCGTTTTCAGATAAAAGTGGTGATTTATAATAAAAAAAATCATTCGGATTATAGGCAATTGTTATATTTCTTATTTCCGACATAACTATAATTATTCATTAGATAAATGATTACACGCATATACGATAATATTTATAGGAAAGTGCGGTAGCGCTTCCTCGTTGCATTTCACATACTTGGCCTGGACGTAACGATAATGCTAATGCTAGTGGGTCAAAACGGTCAATTTCTGGTAGTTGTGTTAATGATTTTAGATTGTATTTTTTCATTAATTCGGTTGTTTCATTTTCTTCTAAAACAAATACTTGTGGGTTCAATGTATGTTCTAAAATATTGAATTGTAATCGTGAAATATTATGAATGACCACAAATATACCATCATGGTCAAACAAATATTTTAGTTTTATAGTAATTGATTCATTTGGTTCTTCATCTACAATAATGATAATAGTATCTGTTTTTTGTAAAACATTTTCAATATACATTAAATCTTCAATAATATCGTCTAAATCTTTTGCCCGGATTTTGGATGAAATGAAATATTTCACATATGTTTTTTTTTGATTATTTTTATGATTCACTAATAAATCTAGTTGCGAATTCATATACATAGCATCAATTTCATTGATACTAAATCCAGTATAATCTTCTACTAAATAATCCTGATATTCAAGTAAATCTAATATTGTTTTACGTGACTTATATATACTTAGAACGCGGTTACTTGATGCTGATGACATTATATATATTAATTATTTGTTTTTAATTTATTATTAAATTAAATAATCAATTTTTTATACTTTTATAAATAATTATTATACGTTAGATAGTAATTATTTTGTATTATTTACATTGAATTAACACACATTGAGTATAGTAAACGGTTTTGTAAATAATTAAAAACGTAAAAAAATGCAACAAACATGGTCAAAAAGTAATACTCAATTCCCCTACGTTTAGAAATACCAAGGTATAATCCAGACAAAACAAATAAAATCAGTGCAACAAATGCCAATACTGTTAAAATATAAAATAATAAACAATATTTTCTTTCAAGTGGACCAAATAGAAGGTTTAATGTTTTGTTTTCCATTTATTATACATTAATACAAGATATTTTTCCCTAAAATTTCTTAAATAATCTATTATAAAAATAAATAAACAAAATATTATAGTAATTTATATTATAGTTTCATGGAAAATTCTACATTATGGAAAATAATAAATCGTCAATTTGAGGACAATCCACAATCTTTAGTAACACATCACATAGAATCCTACAACGATTTTTTTCAAAACGGAATATACCAAATTTTTAAAGAGAAAAACCCGGTTGTTATTTCTTCTAAATATGATAAAACAATTGACGATTACTATCACCAATGTAATATGTATTTCGGAGGAAAAGATGGTTCTAAAATCTATTTTGGAAAACCTGTAATACATGACGAACATAATTCTCATTATATGTTTCCGAACGAAGCGCGTATCCGAAATATGAATTATGGTATGACTATCCACTACGATGTTGAAATTGAATTTGTTCGTATTTTGAAACCAGGAGAAGAACCTACTCTTGTCGGCGTAAACGAAATCACGCAAAAATCAAAAGGCGGAGAAGTTCAATTAGATGATTATGAATATCATGATGAGAACAATGAATATAAAAAACAAAATGCCGGCAATTTTAAAGAAACTATTTCTAAAAATATGGAGGAAATTAAAAAACATTTAGATAACTTTGAAAATGAATTACTAAATGATGGTATAAATCTAACCGCCGGTGCAAAAAAAGGAAATGCGGATAAAGTAAAAATGACACCAAATCTTGCTGCAATGGTTCGTCAAATGACCGAAGAATCGGTGGTTGCACAAAATGTGCAAAGACATACCATTACATTGGAAAAAATTTATTTGGGTAAATTTCCTATTATGTTACAATCTCATTTTTGTATTCTGAATGGACTGGACCGCGAAGTCCGATATTCCATGGGTGAATGTAAAAATGATATTGGTGGATATTTTATCATTGATGGAAAAGAAAAAACGGTTATTCCACAAGAAAAATTCGCCGATAATATGCTTTATATACGTGACGTGAATGATGAAAAGTATTTGTATTCCGCTGAAATACGGTCTGTATCCGAGAACGTTTCTAAACCAATCCGCACATTATCTATTAAAATGGAAACACCATCAGCTCGTTATTCTAATAAAAATATTGTAGTAAACATTCCAAACGTGCGTAAACCTATACCATTGTTCATAGTATTTCGCGCTCTTGGAATTATTAGTGATAAAGATATTATTACAATGTGTTTACTTGATTTAAAAAAATACGAACCCATGGTTGATTTATTTATACCATCTGTTCACGATGCAGCTGGAATTAATAATCAACAAACTGCCCTTAAATATATAGCATCATTTACTAAAATAAATACTGTTACTTATGTTTTAGAAATATTATCGGATTACTTTTTACCACATATTGGAGAACTTAATTATATACAAAAAGCCTATTATTTAGGATATATTGTATTTCGCTTACTTTCTGTGTATGCTGGATTAGAGCAACCAACTGATCGTGATAATTTCAAATATAAAAGGGTAGAATTGGTTGGTTCTCTAATATATGATTTATTTCGTGAATATTACAATTTACAACAAAAACAAATTCATTTAGAATTTGAAAAGAAGTTGTATTATAATAAAAAACAATATGAAGAAAATTTGGAAGGTCTTATCCAAGATAGTTATCGCGAAGTTTTCAAAGACCGTATAGTAGAAGCAGGGTTCAATAAAGCATTCAAAGGTAATTGGGGTGCACAGACTCATACTAAACGTATTGGTATTGTCCAAGATTTGAATCGTCTTTCATTCAATACCATGTTGAGTCATTTACGAAAAACGAATTTACCTTTGGATTCTGGTGTGAAACTAGTAGGTCCCAGAGTTTTACATACATCTCAATGGGGATACTTTGACCCAATTGATACACCGGATGGTGGAAATATTGGATTGCATAAACATTTGGCCATTTCCACATACATTTCACGAGGTATGTCACGAGAACCTATGATACAATGGTTACGTGAAAAAACTGGTATGAAATTAGTAGAAGAATGTTCTCCACAAGTATTATCCAATATGACAAAAGTAATGGTGAATGGTTTATGGGCTGGTTCTATCAATGAACCGTTGGCTGCAATTAAAATGATTAAATTATTTAGAAGAAATGCATTGTTACCAATTCATTTAAGTGCTACATTCAATATTAAACAGAATACTATTTATATTTATACAGATGCAGGACGTATATGCAGACCTATTTTCTATGTAGACGACGAAACTGGTAAATTATCATTTGATTCCAAAGAAATTATGGGAAAACTAAGCAAGGGCGAATTTACATGGAAAGAGTTGATTTCAGGGTTCAACGAAAAACGTTCTCTTGATTTTAATCCAAATGTTCCTAAAATATATGAATTATTTCAATTATATAAGGGCGTTGAAAGTGAAACAAACCCGGCTAAATTAGAACGTTTTTTAAAAGAGAAGGCAGTTATAGATTATATTGACCCAAGTGAGAGTGAAGATGCATATATTGCATTTTCAAATGAACCAATGGAGAAGATTAAGAAAAACAAAAATACTCACTATGAAATCCACGATTCATTGTGTTATGGTATGATGGGTAATCAAATTATATTCCCCGAGAACAATCCTCCAACTCGTAATTCATTTTCATGTGGTCAAAGTAAACAAGCAGTTTCTCTATATCATACAAATTTCCAAAATCGTATGGATAAAAGTGCAGTTGTTCTCAACTCTGGTCAAATTCCTATTGTAAAATCTAGATATATGGAACATATTAATCATGAAGAAAATCCTTATGGTGAAAATGCAATCGTTGCTATCATGTGTTACACTGGATACAACGTAGAAGATGCTATTTTAATTAACGAAGGTTCTCTAAAACGTGGGTTATTTAGAACAACATATTATAGCACATATGAAGCTCACGAAGAAAGTAGTAAAAATGCAAATACCGTAGTTGATAAACGATTTACTAATATTGAAAACGAACCATTTGTTGTAGGAATAAAATCCGGATGTGATTACAGTAAATTGGATAAGAATGGTATTATATTAGAAGGAACCGAAGTGAATGAAAAGACGGTTCTCATCGGTTTAACAACTAATAGTATTGTGAAAAACGAAGTTAGAGTAGATGGATCTAAAATTCCTAAAAAAGGACAGTTGGGTATTGTTGACAAAACTTATATTACTGAAGGAGAAGAGGGAGAACGTATTGCAAAAGTTCGTATTCGCGAAGAACGTATTCCAAATTTAGGAGATAAAATGGCATCACGTTCTGGACAAAAAGGAACTATTGGTATGGTTATTCCCGAATGTGACATGCCATTCACGAAAGATGGTATCCGTCCCGATTTAATCATTAATCCTCATGCAATTCCTACTCGTATGACTATTGGTCAATTAGTAGAGTGTATTATTGGAAAAGCCGC